AGATCAGCCTGCGTATGCTACACAAAATGTAGCCAATATACAAGATCTACTATTTTTAGAAAATCGTGATCGTAAATACGATACTGAAATTTATCGCATTAGAGGTTTATACAATGTACAAAATATTGATTTTAATCTAAGTCAATTTGGCTTGTTTATTGATAACGATACATTGTACATGACTGTACACATTAATGATTTTATCAAATATATTGGTCGTAAACCGATTAGTGGCGATGTGCTAGAGTTGCCGCATTTGCGAGATGATTTTGCTCTCAACGATTTTGATATTAGTTTACCTAGATACTATGTCATTGAAGATGTAGGTCGTGCCAGTGAAGGATTTTCAGTAACTTGGTTCCCGCATCTGTATCGATTAAAACTTAAAAAGATTACAGATAGTCAGCAATTTGCCGATATACTAAATCAGCCAGCGGTTGATGCTAACGGCAATCCTAGCGATACTACACTACGAGATTTAATCAGCACTCACAGCAAAGAATTACAAATTAATGATCAAGTAATTGCTCAGGCCGAAGCAGATGCTCCTAAGAGTGGTTACGAGACTAGACAATTTTACACACTAGCTGTAGATGCAGATACCGGTAAATCACTATTACAAACCGCTGACGAAGCAGACATACTGGCCAGTAATGTTAGTACATCGGTCCGCGCCGGTAATGTTACTGATGTACCGGTACGTAGCGGATACTCGGGATATATGTTAGGTGACGGATTTCCAGCCAACGGGTATGAATTTGGGTTTGGAATTCAGTTTCCAGATACGGCTCAGCAAAATGATTTCTTCTTACGTACAGATTTTATGCCCAATAGATTATTTAGATTTGATAGTACTCGCTGGGTTAAAGTTGAAGATAATGTGCGTATGAATATGACTAATAACGATACAAGACAAACATTAAAAGCTGGATTTATCAACAATAACAACTACACATATAACAATGACGTTGGCTCAGATTATGTAACATTAACGGTTGGCGATAGCATTGTTAATACCACTATTGATTATGTATTACCTACCTATGTTGTTTTAAAATATGACACACTAATGTTAGATTATGCTGTATCAGATTATCCTAATCTAGTTACATCATATAGCTATCTAAGTCCGGCAGGCTTACGCAGTAATAAGGTTAGAGTTAACCTACCAATAATTGCCGGTGTTCAACAAACCATACCTAATGCAGGTGCATGGAATGTGACGCTATATAACTATAGAGAAAATCAAAGACAAAGTCTTTCAAAAGCTCTTAAACCTAAGGCGGATTTCTAATGCAATGGTTCTATGACGGGCAGATACGTAGATATCTTACCCAAACTATTAGAGTTTTCAGTAATTTTGTAGTCAAATACGGTGACGGTACTTTGGTACGTATACCGGTTATGTACGGTGATGCCGACAGACAGGTGGCTAGCATTATGAGAAATAACAGCGAAAACAAAATTAACTCTGTTCCTCGAATGTCGGTATATGTTAGCGGATTAACCCCCGATGCAAGTCGTTTAAGCGATAGTACTTATGTAGGCAAACTACATTTTAGAGAGCGCGGGATTGATAATACCACTGGCGATTATACCAACGGGCAAGGACGTAACTATACCGTTGAACGTCTAATGCCAACACCCTATAAACTAACCATGAAGTTAGATATTTGGTCTGCTAACACTGATCAGAAATTACAAATACTTGAACAAATTTTAGTCTTGTTTAATCCTACACTAGAATTACAAACAACCGACAACTACATTGATTGGACTAGTATAAGCACTCTCAATATAAATGATATTAATTGGTCTAGTAGGACAGTTCCTGTGGGGAATGATACTCCGATAGAAGTAGCGACTCTTACATTAGAAACACCAATATGGTTAAGTCCGCCGGTCAAAGTTAAACATCTCGGTGTTATTACTAAAATTGTTACCGGACTTTGGGGTAGTAAAGGAACAAATGAAACAGGATACATTGATGGTCTTGGTGCTGATTTGGCCGGTACTGGGGATTATACATTTTCAGATCAACTGGCATCTGTAGTTACTACAATAACTGATTACTCTTTACAAGTGTATAACGGCCAAGCTGTAGTTTTAGGTGCAACAGAAAATGTTGTACCGAGAGAACCTACATTGGATATTCCAACACGCATGGGCACTCCTATTGATTGGAATGATGTGTTTAATCGATATCCTGGAACGTACACTGCCGGATCAAGTAGATTATACCTTACACAACCAAATGGTAGTTATGTTGTTGGTACTGTTGCAATAAACCCTACTGACTCAACTTTACTAGCAGTCTCTTGGGATCCGGATACATTAACGACTAACACCGGAATTGATAGCACAGCAAAATTAGATGTTGATCCTGGTTATAGTGCTGCCGGTAGTTATAGACCTAATAGTCCCGGAACATTTGATGCTATTATAAACCCTTTAACATTTAACCCAGGAACAGTCGTTGCTGGTACTAGATATCTTATTATAGATGATATTGGATCTTCTGTTAATTTAAAGGATAGTCAGTGGACTGGTACCCCTGGTACTGCTGCCGCTAATTATTCTCTTACTTGGGGTCCATTGGTTGCACCTGCTAATAGCATTATAGAATACACCGGAACCGGTTGGAATACAATTTTTAATGCCGCCCAAGAAACCACTGTTATGGTCTGGCAAACTAATATATACACTGGAGTTCAATACAAATGGGACGGCGTGTCCTGGAGCAAGAGCTTTGAAGGTGAATATGAGCCAGGATCATGGAGACTAGAGTTATAGCAGATCAGATTATATGTAGTGGTGCGTTATTTTACGCTAAATCTACACGACGAATATTGCTATTGCAAAAAACAGACGGTAAACACAGTGGTACTTGGGGACTTGTAGGCGGTACCAACAATCCTTCAGAGACACCGTGGCAGGGACTACAAAGAGAAATTACAGAAGAAATAGGTCTGTTGCCCGACATTAAAAAAGTATTACCATTAGAAAAATTTACCAGCAACGATGCTGTATTTAATTTTCACACATATTTTTGTATAGTAGAAGAAGAATTTATTCCTTCTCTTAGTGCTGAGCATTCTGCTTGGGGTTGGTTTTCTATGGGTCAACTGCCTAAACCCGTTCATCGTGGGCTTGACCTAAGCCTTCGAAATAAAATAATTCAAACTAAAATTCAAACAATTATAGACCTTATAGATAGTCTATAAAAAAAGCCCACGCAAGGTGGGCTTTTTGTTTACTGCTGACGAAATCGTTAAGCCTGCGCTTCACCCCAACGCAGAACCAAGTTACTTAAAACTGGGTTACCTTGGGTTAGATAAACGTTAATCATAAGCACATCTGGACCGTTCGGGAATGTACCACGACCGCCTAATGGTGTTGATGTTAATTCTTTCAATGCTGATAGATCCAGACCGTCTTTGGAGCTTGGACTATTAATGAACGAAAATACTGTTTCACCAGGCGATGCATAAGTGTTACGACTAAATGATACTGTAGAGTTTAATGTGATCGCAGCCTGTAGTGGTTGATTCAATGTAACGCTGTACATTGACGCAGTCATATTGGTTGCTGAGCCAACTGTATTAGTTTGGTTTAGGACCCAGTTATTACCGGAACCGCTAACAATATATGTATTTGGTGCTACGCCAACTCCAAACACACCCATACCTATGATAACAGTACCGCTAGCCAACGAGCTAATAGTTAATCCAGTACCACTAATAGTGGCAGTGAATGCGGCATTACTAGTATTAACTATGGTAGAAATTTTAGTTTGTCCCAGTACCCCGTTAGTAGTAGCCGGAAAAAATACGTCGTCATTAACTTGTACGCCTAAGGTTGAACTAACAAATATTGCATTAGCACCCAAGCTGGCTGCTAAACTTACAAAAGGTTGATTAGTAGCAGAACCATCAAAAGTAATACTGGTACCAGCTGCCACTTGTGAGAAGCTTGGTTGTCCTGTTGGGATCACTGTTGAACTTAAACTGTTATAACTAATGTTGTTTACCGGTGTTGGGTAATTGCTTGGATTTAAAACTCCTTCAATTACCAATGCTGAGTTAGTATTACTTGTACCACCAGCAGTAATCTCAATACCTTGTAGTAGGAACTGCGCACGGTTTAACAAGTCTCTAGTACCTAAGTCACCGGTTAACGCATTACTTACGCTAGGTGCTAGACGAATAGCAAACGCAGTGGTTTTCTTAGTTGAAATGTTAACGTTTGGAGCTTGGTAGCTGAAAATGTATCCACGATCTGAATCGAAGCCACCGTCTTGTAGGAACGCCGCGCCCCAGTGGCTGACGATTGGACTACATGTAGGAGCACAATGCAATACACCAGTTAATGGTTGGTGTGTTGCGGCTGGGCCTGCGGTGAATGTTCTATAACCGCCAGATGACCATTGAGTAGTACTTGTACCTCTTGTACAGCCAACAATACTGGCAACGGTTAGTAACTGAGTAGGACTGGCTACCACTGTTGAAACAGTTACTTGTGGAGTCGACGATGTAATTGTTGAAACAGCCGCTAAGGTTAATTGTGTGCTTGATGGAATATTTAAAATCCAATAAGTTTTTCCACTGGAAATTCCGCCTAACACACTAGATGCTAATGGGAATGCAGTATTATTGATCGGCACTATTGGCTGGCCTATGGCCATCAGTGTGGTGTTTGTTATAGTTACAACATCTAATGTACCAGTTAAGTTAGTTGAACTTACTGATTGGCTTGTACTCACAGTCCATGCAAGTCCTGATCCTGCTGTAATAAAGCAGTTACCAACAATGTTAGTGCCAGTTACCAACATGCCTATAGC